TCACAATTGGGTCACGCCCAGACACCCACCGAGTCACAAAATATGACGAAATGTGTGCCTCGGTTGCCCCCACATAACGATCACTTGTACGATTCTGCGGATCTTCAACATCTATTAGCACGCCCGTATTGGCAACGCATCCACCGTAAACGGTGGGTGCAGCGTTAGGGGGACGATACGCATACAGTGGGGCAGCGTCAATGTCTGTTGACACCCATGCGCCACCTTCGCCTCGCTGCATCAGCCAGTCAGAATTGTTGGCATGATGACTAACGGTTCCACCCAATGTCGGATCGTAAACAAGGGTTCGTCTGGCAGTTGTACCGTTTTCAGTCCAATCAACTGAAACATAAAGTTTATTGTTACCCCACGCCAATTGTGGAGGGTTCGTAATCAAGTTGTCGATACGGCCATCATCAATCGCTGGCTGCAACTTATCAAAAACCCAAGTGAATTGGCGTCCATCATAAACGTAGATGCCGTTTGTGGCGTGCCAAAAGAACGCCCCGAACGTAGTCGATGCAGGCGACGACAAAGCAATTGAACCAACGTCGTGGGTCAAAGTCACAACTTGGAATGAGTCAGAATCCCATCCGAAGATAGCGTGAACACTATTGGTTTTGAACACCAACAAACGATCACCCATAGGAACAATCCCAGTGATGTAGTCACCATGCTCACCCTTGTCGATGTCTACATAGTCGGCAGCAGTCCACTTTTCTGGGTCGTTGACATTCGACCAGCGAACCCGATACTTGTAATCGGTACCTGATTCGACCGTGTTCGCAACCCACGCAAAATTGTTCCAAAAAGCAACATACTGTGCGGTCGGGAAGTTGCCTGTTGTGCCATCCAACGTCGTTCCCAAATCGGAAGCCGTTGAACCATCCCATTTGAATGACACCTGATCACGAGAAACACCGTAAGCAACATTGTTCATCGTTATGCCATACACGCGTGAACCGCTTGTACGCGCCGTGATCCCTGTCAGATCAGTGAAATTGGCTGAAGTGGCGTAAGCCACCTTCGTGCCGTAATTGACCATTATCTGATTTGTTCCCGAATCAGTATGAAACCCCCAAATGCCTTCAATGTCGGCACTAAGAGCAGTCGTGTTCAAACGATCCACACCATCTCGTTGACGAATACCACCCCTAGGGTCAACAACGACATTGAGCATGTCGGGGGACTCGTTATCCGCAAGGTTGAACTGGTCAGACCTGAGGTTCAACCCGCCAGTGAAGGCTTCCAGAACCTCTAGTTTGAATTCACGGGCCATTGCCCGCTACCAGATCACGCCACCGCTATTGGCGTAGCGCAACGCACCAAGACCCGCCGAATAGCGTTGGGATCGACGGCTATTCGCCACCATAGGCTGAGGGGCAGGCGTATCAGCAAACCTGCGTGCCACATTGTCAAGATCGCGATGGAACTGCGACTCGTACTGATTTGCCATAACAGGATCTTCCTGCTGCAAATATGCTTTACTAATAGCGTAAGTTACAAGAATTGGGTGAAATGCGTCAGGCAAATCGGGGCTTGTCCCGTCGGCGGTACCAACCCCGAACGAAGTCGGATTGCGTACAGCCCGTACATAAATAGTTGCTGCCGTATCTGGCGTTGGATACAGGCGTACCGTGTCGTTCCAGAAACTCCACTCCCACGGATCGCCCGAAGTGGCGACATCTAGCGGATAATCGTAATCGGCTGCATCAGAACCAATGTAAGAAAAGATGTGATCATCGTTACGCAAAGAAATAACTTCACGGACACCTTGTGTGACCGAGGCGCCTACAGTTGCGAGAGCGTAATCTTTGGTTCCATCGACCGTGGTAAAGGTTGTGGACGTTTCAAAGAACGGCCACCTTTTCTCGGAGTAAACAATTGTGTCGAAACCCTGACCCAAGATGTTGTCCATTACAGTGTCAGAAATATCGGTACTGTCAATATCGACCACAGCACGCACCTGTGTACGCATCTGTGTAAGCGTCATGGCGGTCATTCCGCTGCCGCTTTCTGTCTAGTGTGGCCTTGACATAGGTCCGACCCCCTGACGGGACGCGCTTTACAAGCGGTCCCGCCGAGGGTCGTAGCGGAACAAAACATGTCTCGTGAAGCGGGAGGTTCACTTATCTCTGGGGATTCGCTGACTCCGGGCACCCAACGCGCACCAGCCTGAGAGCCGGGAGCGTAGTGGGAGGATGCTACGGAGCCTATGGAACCCGCAGGCACAGCGTTAGTGCCGTAAGAGACAGCGATTTCACGAGACATGTTTTGTTCCTAGTGTTACGCGTTGGTGATGCCGTAAAGGCGACCGTTGCGTGAACGGTTACTCACCGTCAAGTTGCCGTAGCACAGAATCTGTGCGTAACGGGCATCCTGATTGGTGGGCCTCACAAACGGTGTCGGCTGGAACCAAGTCTCAGTATGTCCAACAAGGCGCAGGTACTTCGTGTTAAGGAAGTACATTTCACCTGAAGGGCAACCGCTATCGTAGGTCACCGGAGCGCCCTTGAACAGCAGATTCTGGAACCCGGCGTCAGCAGTCGCTGCATCCGTGTACCGAAGGTTAGGCTGGAGGAGAGCCTCATAGGACTCATAACCAGTCTGTGTGGTAATAACAATCGACGGCTGGTCATTTCCAACGGAAATGCCATTGTAGGCGTTTGACATTGAAGCCAAAGCAAGAGTACCTGCTTCGTTGACGTTGCCTGCCACCCACCACGAGTTACCTGCACCAGTGGAATCAATTCCACCGACAGTGCCCGTAGCGGTCACGAGGTTCTGAATACCATTCCAGTCTTTGGAACTGTTACCAGTGCCGTCAGCCCAGAACATTGTGTTCAGGTTCTCAATGATTGTCTCTTCGGTCTGCATGATCTTGCCTTCAAGAAGGTCAATGATCTGTGCTTCACCGTTGTTCTTTGCTTCCTCAATGCCCGTAATGGTTACTGTGGCAGCGTACTGCTTCCAATCGAACTCAGCCGCTGTAATGCCGGTCTGTGCCGTGGTTGCAATAGTGTCAGAACCGCTGTATGAAGCAGCGGTGCTGTTGGTCCCGTAAATAATGGGGACAACGATCTTTGCTCCCCCGCTGATGCGCCGAATGGACTGTCCATTGGTCAGCGCATAAAACAGCGGTCGGGCAGTAAAGATGTTATCCGCCAACTTCGGGATGTAATTCTTGAGCGTGGTGCTCAAAATTGCGTCAAAATTACTGTTGCCAGCCATTTCGATGCCTCCTTATGGTTAGTTGGATACTTCTTCTTTTGCCAGCGCAAATGCGTCACGAATAGAGTTCACAGCAGTAGCCACGTTCTTCGACACAGTACCTTCCGGGCTGCCGACCGTGGATTCAACCACGTTCGCAGCACGCTTCTCATCCACAATGTCAGCATTCTTAGCCTTATCCTGCAAATCACCATAAGTCATATGGGCGTAGGCGGCTTCAAGGTTGCCAATGTTGTGCTTCAAAGCGTGGCTGTACAAAGCCCGCTCGTCTATGTCGGAACTAAACTTTTGCCGTAGTCCCTCTACTTCTTTCTGCATATTTTGCTGCCGTAATGTGCGATTATGTTCTTCAATGGAAGATTCCAAACGTCGCAAGCGTACTTCCTCTGGGTCCAGATCCTCTACCAGTTCTTCCTGATCGGTGTTCTGGTTGCCCACGCTAACCCCAAATGCGTCAGCCAAAGCCATGACTGCGCCCCTTGGATCAGACTCTAATGCTTGAACGATTGCCTCTCCTTGAGCCATGTTCTCACGTTCAGCCGCCAACTCCTGCGTCTTACGGGTGTAATCCGCCTGTCGCTGGTAACCGTTTTGAAGTTCATCCAGTGTCACGGCATGTTCCTCACCATCAATTTTAACAGTGTACGAATCGCCTACTGGCTGCTCTTCTGAAACGTCAGGGGTGCTGAAATCCAGTCCCGTTGCTTCATCTATCATTTTGGAATCCTTTCGGGTGTTCCTATTATGAGACTCTGAGTGTCCCGTTTACATATTGGGCAACTCTAAACCCATCTGGTTTTGTAGTTGCGCCAACAACTCGGGAGGCACCCCGCCGGTTGCCTCAAAAACTTGACTCGGGATCGGCCCCGGAGCCATCCCGCCCGTGACAGGTGGAGGAGCCATGCCGCCCTCTGGTGGAGGTCCGCCCTGCGCTGCCGGATCAGGCATAGGTGCCTGCTGCATCAAAAACTTTTCAGCATCATTGATACCGAAACCGTACTGAAGAACATGTTTTACCAGTTCCGCCGGATCAACGACAGCGCCTACAAGCGGGGCCATAGCGTTCATCAACGAAATGGCTTGCTGTCTACGTGCAGTCTCGTTTAGAGGCTGTGTTGAACCGCCCTCAACAGTGAAATCGAATTCGCCAACAATGTCGTCGCGTTCATATGCAACGAAATGCTGCTGATCATCTTTGCCTGTGACACGAACCATTTGCGCATCAGTCATATACTGTTGCGTTAGTTGCATCACCATGCGGGCAACAGTTGAAACGATAAGTTCCACTGTCGCCAACTTGTCTGAAGCGCGGGCATTCCCGGCATCGGCAATAATTGAAGCCTCTGTCGCTGTGCGGCGAGTCTCAGGCATTTGGCCACGGGCGTATTCGGATACACCGGATACGGTATTGATATCGGCCTCAATGATTTGAGAATGATTATACATTTCAGGGGCCAAAGGCACCTGAGGCAACGGAACAACAACATCTCCAAGGTTGCGATTCTCGTCCACAACAGGAACAAATCTGCCATCTGTATCTGATTCCAATGCTTCCCGACCATCAGGACCGAAGGAACGCTCATGGTACAAGTACTTGCGGGCATACCGTTTACGATGGTTGACCATCTGTGTACGCGTTTTGTTCAACTCTTCCTGCAAAGATTCAACAGATTCGAGATCCCCCATCGGGTAAAACGTGTCTGGTACGTCATAGTTGCGAAGCATCACAAATGGATGCCCAAACGCATACGGCATCGGGGTCGGATCAAGTAGGTAATCGTCACCGGAACTGGCACACACCGACAAGGTGCCGTTCTCAATGTCGTAGTATTCGTACAGGCTTACCCGATCAACTAGATCGGAGTACCGTTCCCGCTCCGTGTCGTTTTCCCAACGGTAACGCACCCCAGCGTCAGCCGTTATAGAACGCCGCACCCCTGCCTTGAATCGTTTATCTTTCTTGACATCTGACAATGGGCGAACAATGCGTTGCACAACCCACTTAGCGTCCTCCAAACAAGTCGCTTCAGGGTCCACCAGTATGTCAAACGGAGAGATCCGTTCCACAAACGCTTGATCCTCCACAATTTCTAGTGTTGTGGAAGGCACTGAAGCAACAATGTCGTCATCGGAAGGCAACTCCCCAGCCATGCCGGGGTTGGAGTAAGCAAACTCTGCGACTTCCAAAG